TCAACGTTTATACACGATGTACTAGAAGCAACATATAACCCCTACAAACAATATTATGTTACCAGTAAAACATGTTTAAAAAATAGCAAGTTAACTGTACAAGGACCAGTAGAACCTTTATTAGGTCTACTTGGGATGTTAAGTACTAGATTTGTTACTGGACATGACGCGATAAAGAAGGTAAATAGGTTTGCCAGTGATGGTGTTGATAATGATTTAATTTATAAGATTATTGATAAAGATTTGGATATTAGAATTGGTGCTAAAGGCATTAATAAGGGTGTCCCAGGTTTAATACCAACATTTTCGGTTGCACTTGCGAAAGAGTATGAAGAGGGTAAATGTGATTGGAATGATGGGTGGTTTGTATCTAGGAAATTAGATGGTGTTAGATGTATTGCCCGAGTAGATGGTAATGGTAACTGTAAACTATTTAGCAGAACTGGTAAAGAATTCAAAACCTTAGACAAAGTAAAGGAATCTATAGAATCAACGGGTATAATTAATGTAACTTTTGATGGAGAGATTTGTTTAGTAGATAAGGATGGTAATGAAGATTTTCAAGGTGTGATGAAACAACTAAGAAAAAAAGATCACCAAATTCAAAACCCATCTTATATGATTTTCGATATGATGAATAATAAACATTTTGATGACGAGTCACCTTCATCACATTTAGAATTTAGATTATACGATTTAAGATCTTGGATTGATGGTAAATTTCAAACCAAAAAACCTACAAATATTATTAAATACGCCGAACAGTATAGAGTTATAGATGATGAACATTTAGCTAAATTTGTTAAATTATCAACAGATAATAACTGGGAGGGTGTTATGCTTAGAAAGAATGTAGCTTACGAAGGTAAACGTACAAAGAATCTAGTGAAAGTTAAGAAATTCTTCGACGCCGAGTATAAGGTAGTGGATTTCGATATTGACAATCATGAAGTTGTTAGAGATGGTAAATCTGTTACAATGCAGATGCTAGCCCAAGTTTATATTGAACATAAGGGTCATAGGGTAAAAGTTGGTAGTGGTTTTACTCAAGAACAACGTTTACAATATATGGATGGTTCAATCGTAGGGAAAACAATAACAGTTCAATATTTCGAGGAAACTCATAACGATAAAGGTGGAATTTCATTAAGATTTCCAACTGTAAAACACATTTACGATACTCCAAGAGATATGTAATATGTATTATGAAAAGAATGAAGAATGATTTAAAAGAACTGGGTGTATTATTACTATTTGGTATAGTTACTATTTTTATATTTTGCACTTTAAGTGAATGGTTAAAATAAAAGTTATGAATGAAATTAAGAAGAGATTTTTAGAAGAAGCTAGGTTAGTTGATATATCTAGTATTGTAGAGTTGATAGGTAGAGCTGAGAGTAGAGGATTACTAATAGAAGTAGTCCACACAGCTTTGGAGGATATGAAAAACAATAAAAACTCAACCCCACTACTAAGTATACAAGTAGCTATCGATTGTTGGGATGTTTAAAAAATAATGCGTACATTAATAATTACACAAAATAAAAAGTTATGGAAAATTTAGTACAGAGTAAAGATGAAGTAAATGCAGGTATCATCAGTGATATCATGTTTTATACAAGAATGGTAGATGAGTTATGGTCTTACCACCCAGATAATGAAAAACGTGTTGACGTTGTAGCTGAGTTTGAGAATGTGCAAAGAATATTGTCATCATTAGAATCAGAATTGCAATTTGACAGTGAAAAAAATTAACAGTACCTGCTACGCTACCCATAAGCACAGCGTCCCAGAGTAGGTCTTTTATTTAAAACCGCTCAGGTTCAAACATAGAAATATGTGGAGGATAATTCAGTCACCGGCCCCTAGAAATAGAAAAAACTATAGACTGACATGTAAGGAAAGTGGGAGCCTTACACAATATTAAAACGCCTGATTCTAGTGCATTAGATAGGGATCGAAGCACCCTGATGACGGGTCTATTAGTTTAACATATTAAATACTTCGGTAATTATTATGATTAGTAGATTGTCGCGGACGCAGGTCGAATCGTTGGTTGGGCTAGTTGGTAACTCTAGAGTGTTTCTCAAAGTTATAAATAGAGGGGATGACGAAAGTTATCCTCTCTTGTCATCTATGCCAAATACCCGCGATATTATACGGTTTATATGCGTTTATATGCGTTTTAACGCGATGGTATACAAACATCACCACAATCATCACAAAACCACATATCTACAGTTTAATACCACCGAAATGTCCCCACGCCTTATTTGGGAGGTGTTGTAATCTTTCGTATATTTATGACCATAACCACCACCCTTTTGGAGGTGGTATTACAACATAAATGAATACTAAAAAGAATACAATTAATATAGACAGTGTTTGGGAATTATTCTCACAGAATGATGACTTAGATGGTGTCAACCCTAAAATTCACATAGATTTCACAACCACCCCTGTTTACTGGGTTGGAATGTATAAGAAATTAGTTCTAAATCATATTAAATTCAATGCTAAAGTAATACAATTCTTCAAAGAAGCAAACCATGAATTAAATGTGCAAGATGTTAAGGATGCCGGTGAATTTGTAGTATATAATAGAGCATGGAGTTACATCCAGAACATTGACCCAACAAACCCAGATCACTTGATTGCAATATTTAAATACTCAGACGAATATCTAGATACCTCCCTCAAATTGGGTATACATTTCTTCGAACAACATGAGCAGTATGAGAGGTGTGCAGTTCTAAAATCTATCCTAGATGAGGTTGAATTGTTTTCTATTTAGACTTGGATGTTAGATTTGTTTCCGTTACCTTTAGAACATGGGTTTTGGAAATATTGGGAAATTTAGGAAATAAGAGATATCGGGAATTCGAGATATCTAGAATATTGGAAATATCGGGAATATGAGGGTTGGAATTGGTTGGAATACCGGGGGAAGATTCGTATATTTACCCATATTAAAATATAGAATATTATGAATGTTAGAAATAAAGAATTAATAGATAGGAGATTTGACCAAATCGATGGGAAAATTAGACACCTCCGTCATCTAGTATCGGGTACAAGTACTACCAAAGATTTCATTGAAGGTTTACAGGAATTACAAGATATGCAAAACGAGGTTAGATCTATGATAGATAGAGATACTAACCCACTTAGAAAAGGTTAATAAAAATTAAAGTTATGAAATTTGAAGCAGAAAAAATCCAATCCAATTGGGATGAGTTTATTGGGAATATCGAGAATTATATCGAAGGTCCCCGTCAACAGAAATTATTAGACTTTTATGGAAAGTATCAAGAGCGTGTTATGCTCATGCCTGCTGCCCATAAAAAGGAATACCATTCGGCATTTCCCGGAGGTTATGTTGATCATGTAAATCGTGTTGTTCGTTGTGCTATTAAGCAGGCTGAATTATGGGAAAGTGAGGGTTGTGATATGACTACATTTACTACTGAGGAATTAATATTCTCAGCTATAAATCACGATTTAGGTAAAATGGGAGATTCGGAAAATGAATCATATATACCCCAGACCGACAAATGGAGAAAAGATAAATTAGGTGAAGATTACACATTTAATAAAGTGTTAGCATTCGCCTCAGTCCCAGATAGAGGATTATTTCTGCTTCAGGAACATGATATCAAGTATACCTTTAATGAGATGGTAGCAATCCAAACTCATGATGGTTTATATGATATAGCAAATGAAAAATATTTAAAAGGATATTTGGTAGAACAAAAACCAAGGACAGCATTACCCTTCATCTTACACCAGGCCGATATGATGGCAGCTCGAATTGAGTGGGAAGTTGAATGGTTACCTAAATTTAAAAGTACTACCCCACCAGTTATTAAAAAACCCACCAACACTAAAGCAAAGGCATTAGGCTCTATCAAAAGTGAAGGTTTAATGAATATGTTAGAAAACTTATGATATACCCATATATAATAATATCAGTATTAGCGGTTCTAGTTGTAATCTTAGGATTTACAACTATGAACCTGCTACGTAAAAATGAAAGAGCCGAAGATATAGTAGTAGGTTACCTCATATACTTAGATAAAATATCTAAGGTAATTGAAGCCGCGGATGAAAAGTTGAAAAAAATAGACTATAATGGTTCCTTTGAGAGTGATGATGAAGTTGGATTCTTTTTCAAACAAATTCAAAAAATTCAAGGTATATTGAATGAATTCAAACTGAAAAAACTCAAATAATTTTATGGATTCTATTATAAGAAAACACAAGGCAAAGAAACAATCTAGGAGATACTTTACCCAAGAAACAGAAGATGCTATCGTTAGATATAACGCATCTACTGATTCCGAGGAACGTAGTCAACTATATGCTGAGTTTATACATTGGCCCTTCTACAAATTAACACAAAATATAATTCATACTTTTAAGTTTTATTATACCGATGGTGTTGACAATTTGGAGGATTTACAACATGAAATTATAACATTCCTGCTATCAAAAATACACCTATTCAGCCCCGAACGTGGAGCTAAGGCGTATTCTTACTTTGGGACTATTGTAAAACGTTGGCTTATAGTTTATAACCAGAAGAATTACAAAGCAAAAATTACTAATGTTACAATCACATCTCTTAACAACTATTCAAACCTTGACAACCAAACATCAGGTTTTGTAAACTCTCCGAGAATAGAAAAGGAAATTACATCCTTAATGGTTGATAAGAATGAAAACAATGATGGTGATGAGTTAAACCTTAAGGGGTATAAATATGAAGATAAATTATCAATTTTCATGGACTTGTATACTAAACATTGTACAGATAACATTTATGAAATCTTCCCCAAAAAATATGATGCTAGGATAGCAGACGCAATTCTAGAACTATTTAGGAAGAGAGAAGCAATTGATGTTTTTAATAAGAAAGCACTTTACATTTACATTAGAGAACAAGTTGATGTTAAAACACCAAAAATCACAAAAATAGCAAATGTTTTACATGCTATATTTAAGGAAAAATATTTATTCTACCTAGAACATAATAGATTCCCACATAAGTAGATTTTATTTCTCTATATTTATAACAAAAACATATGGGACAGTTAGACTCAGTAATATTTGGCGATAAAAAATTCTCAGACATTTTAGAGGAAATATATAATAACCAAAAACGAAAAGAATCACAAGTAACGGCACTAATATCTGAACTAAAACCCTTAGTTAAGGAAATTGGTGACGCTACTCTTATTGTTCCACTTATAAAGGAATATATGGAGATTGGAGTCAAAAACGATGATCAGTTAATCAAAATGGCTACCATCATCCAACGTGTTATTAATAATCAATCTAATGATAGCGATGGTTTAGGTATTTCTGATGAAGAAAAAGCACAACTATTAGAGGAAATGGATAAAATTACACAAAAAACAATAGGGTAATGGCTAAGAGGGCAACAGGTTTATCAAGGTCAAATTCATCTTCAGGTAACAATCAACCTGGAGGTCAAATATTTGCCGCTAGGGTTTCACAGATTATATTAGACGATAGAACTTTACCCGAGGCTTTTGAAAGTTTAGGTAATTGGTCTAGTATTGGGACTATTTTCTTCTCACTAATTCAAACTCCTAATAGCAACCCTGACCCAACTGCTAACCCAACGGCAAAACCGTTATTTCCCAATACTAAACACTACCCCCTAATAAATGAGATAGTTTATATAATGTCCCTCCCAAATAGTAATAATGAGGGGAGCCCAAATTCAACATCTTTCTATTATTTTTCACCTTTAAGTATTTGGGGTAGTAACCACCACAACGCAACACCTAACCCTTTCTCAAATACACTACCCGACTCCCAAAAACAGGATTATAAACAAACCGAGGCTGGGGCCGTGAGGAGAGTTACAGATGGTGGTACTGAAATTGATCTAGGATCTACATTCGTAGAAAAACTAAATATTAAAACGTTATTACCATATGAAGGAGACATCATACATGAAGGTAGGTGGGGTCAAAGTTTTAGGTATGGTTCAACAGTTAACGACGCGATTATACCGAATACTTGGTCCAGTTCTGGTGAAAATGGTGACCCAATATTGATAATTAAAAATGGGCAACATGATGATGGTAATGACCCCTGGGTTCCTCAAGTAGAAGATATTAATAAGGACAAATCCAGTATTTATTTTACTTCAACTCAAAAAATAAACATAAACCCATCTAGTAAAAACTACAAAGGGTATAAAAATCCCCCAATAGCACCTTCGGAATTCGTGGGGGAGCAAATAATATTAAATTCCGGACGTTTATTATTGAATTCAAAGTATGATTCAATTCTACTTTCATCCGCAAAATCAATAAATTTAAACTCATTGGAAGACGTTGTGGTAGAATCACCAACCACAACTATACAATCCTCAAAAATATATTTGGGTGATAAATCAGCATCTGAACCTATAATCCTAGGTGATAAATTTTTAACTGATATGTCCAAATTATTAACCCAACTAATAGCTTTAGGTACGGCTCTACAAACCCCTATAGGTACACCAGTACCCTTAGTACCCAACGCAGCAATACCAGTACCCGCAGTTAATTTAACTATGCAAGCAAATCAAATGCTTAACAGTATTGAAACCTATAAATCCAAAGTAAGTAAAAGTAAATAATGGCATTAGATAAACTAATAATAGGGCAAATAGTAGGCGTAGCCAAAAGCGCATTTAAGATGGATATTGCTGTAGAGCAAATAAAAACCACTCTTATCGAGAAAACCGCGGATGAGATTGATAAAAAAATCCCATTCGATTTACCCATAGATACTAAAGATGTATTATCGGGTAATGTCAAAATACCTACAAATCTATTAACACCTGAATATTTAACACAGGTTGGTAAAGAAATACCTGAAAATTTAAAACAGGAAGTTAGAAATGTTTTAGATACTGTTGAGTCAAGTTTAAGGGTGACTATAAAAACAAAAAACGATCTATCTGGAGCCTTAAATACTTTGGTTAAACCAATACAGACATTAGAAAAGTTATCCGAAACTTTAACTTCCGTAATAACACCTCTAAAGGCCGTAGTTACAACTTTAAAAGTACTACCACTCCCAACAGCTATAGCTGGGGTTGGGATACCAGCAGGTGTTATTTTAACCTTCGCTGATACTTTAGATGTTATGAGTAAAGTAATTGATAAGGTCGAAGGACCCGTATCCTCAATTGCTCCAAGTGTTAAACAAATTCAAAAAGTAATTACACCCATAATTGGGAAATTGGGGTTATTGGATCCCATATTTGAAAATATAACAAAGATTATAATATTCATTAAGGTCATAGTAGACTATGGTCCTGGTGCCTCACAGTCCGAAATAAATTCGATTGCTCAAAAAACAACAACAGATTTATTATCAGGTTTAGCAACATCACCTGGTCCCCTAGTATCAAACTCCGAAAAAGAAAACGCATTAGCAGAATTAGAACTGTTAGATAGATTAAACCCCTCATCTACCAATCCCATTATATATAGAGGTTACAAACTCGAAATACAATACGACCCCAACAACCAATATTCATTCCCTTCTAGGAGGATTAAGGGTATTTTTATAAACGAGGGTTCTAATATAAGTTCTGTTAATTTGAGAGACATAGACCTTATACTTTCTAATCGACTTGAAAACGATACCCGTTATAACTCCCCCACACCCAAAGAGGAACAAAATCAACACGATAACAATGTATCACTTCTAAACTCACCCCAAAATTACAACCACCCATATTCTTTCTCTTCATCAATTCAAGTATTGATAAGTGAAATATACTATGAAATAGACCAATTCATATCAGGAAACGAAAATTTAATACAATACCAGAATGTTAACAGTTTACCCAACATTTCAAACATTTCACAATCTAATAAAAAGATAATACCATTAACCCAAAAGAGTACAAAAACAAATTAATTTAATATTTATAATAAAATGAAGACAACAGAATTGAAAAAACTAATAAAAGGCGCCGTAAAGGAAGCTATTCAAGAGGAATTGAAAGATATTCTATTGGAGGCAGTTCGTGCTCCTCGAATTGGTGGTACTGCTGCCCCCTCACAAGTTATGGAATCCACTATAATGGGTCCTCCTACAACAAATGTAGCACAACCTCTAAACCCCATGACAGAAGAACAGAGGCGAGAATCATATAAAAACATATTGGGTGAGATGGCGACACCACTCAACACCGATAGTATAACACCATCATTCCAACCTCAAGCTGGGTACGATGTTGCTAATGGTTCCCTACCAGGGGGCGATGTCAACATGGATCAGATTATGGGACTAATGAAAAAATAAAAATAAATGGCTCAAATAATAGCAAATAAACAACCAATAGACAGTCAACCCCGAAGGGCGGTTGGTTTCGGATTTCCATTAAATGGTGATGCTGTTTTTGTACCCACTTATACAACACGAGACCAAATAAAAGCAAATTTAGTAAACTTCTTATTAACTAATAAGGGTGAAAGGGTATTTAACCCTAACTATGGTGCTGATTTGAGAAGTAAGGTTTTTGATTTGCTAGAAGGTAACACTTTAGATGAGTTAGAAAGTACAATTACCGAACACATACTAACCCAATTTCCAACAATAGAAGTTAAACAAATAACATTTGACCCCCAACCTGACAATAACACTTTATTCTTTACATTAGTTTACACTGTGGTTTTATTTGGAGTTGAAGATACAGTAAATATATTATTACAATAATGGCAGATTTAAAAAGAGATATACGATATATTGATAGAGACTTTAATGATTTTAGAAGTTCTCTTATTGACTATTCAAAAACATATTTCCCAAACACATATAACGATTTCACACCTGACTCAACGGGTATGCTATTCATCGAAATGGCATCTTATGTGGGTGATGTTTTATCATTTTACCTAGACAACCAAGTCCAAGAAACATATATTCAATATGCTAGGGAAACTGAGAATTTA